ATATGATTTCTTCCAACACCAAACACAATTACCGAAATGTTCTGGGATTTTTAAATCAAACTCTTGATCTTCCCACCAACTTAAAACATCTTCTTTGTCAATACCCCAATCGATAAGTGGGTATATTAGATTTTCATGCTCTGCATTCTTTGACTGTCTACTTGCTTCATCTGCTCTTATGCCTAGAGCGTGATAGTAGTCTTTGTTTTTTAGACCTAGCACATTTCTTATGTAACTCCTGATTGGATATTCTTTTAGCTCTCTACTGCAAGACGGGGCTTTTGCCCAAGGAATACCATATTTAGCTATGTAATCTTCAAAAGGTTTGCCCTCTCTTGAGGCTGTCTTGTAGTCAACAATCTTTGCTTTTGTTCCCATGCCCTTTTCAGGATGCACCTCTGCCTCTATCCAGGCAGTATTAAAATTAAAGTGTTCATCACACTTATTAATAAACTCCAAAGTTTTTTCATGTTCTTGTCCTGTGTTAGCAAAGATGACAAACATATCTTTCCACAAATGTTTTTCTTGCAACAGTCTATGAGTTAGATAGCCCGAAGTCCTACCTCCGCTAAAATTAACTATCAGCACTTTGTCCTTATCTGGCTCTACTGTTCTAGGCATTTCGATACCAAAGTCTATACTCATTTGTTTCATACTTCGTTGCCCCACACATCCCAACCTTCTGTTTCTTCTCTAGCAAACAATTCTATTCTAGGACCATAGCTCATTTCTTTGATCTTTGTTCTTGCTAGGCTAGGTTTTTGCGAGTGTCTAGTCGTTGGTCCAAACAAGACACTACTAACATTTCTTTTGATAGGTTTAAGATTGCCCTTAACACCAAACAAACAAAGTTCATGTTGCCCTCTAAAATAATAACCAATGCCAAATCTTTCTTTAGTCCACACAAAATTAGTCACATATCTAAAACCCCACTCCTCCATAACCTCTAGTCCATCTTTTAAAAAGTTATTAGTCACCCAAAGAAACAACCAACAATCATCATCAGCTATGTCTTTTACAGGCAAGGCTTTGATGTCTTTAGTTTTCATAAGTGGGTAGTGTCTGTCTGCACCACGTTTTATTTTCCCTCCGCCTTGCTCTCTCCAAGGTGGGTCTGCATATATTGTTTTATATTTTTTGTCAGGGAAAGCAATCATCTACCTTGTCCTTTGTATTTTTTATAACTGCGTCTCATGTTTTTGTTCATGGTTGAAGTCCCAAGATTACCTCTGCCTTGTGAAGTCTTCTTACCCCTGACACCACATACAGGCACATGAGCATTGCTCAAACCAAACTTAGTTTTTTTAGGCATTATGTTATCTCCCTATTTATACTCTCATAAATCCACTCAGGAATATGTATCAGTTTTGTTTTTGCACCTGTCGCCAAATACATATCTATAGCATTCTCAAACATGTTTCTATATTGCTCTCTCCTTATCCAACACTCATCTAGTTTAGATCTAATTTTACAATCTTCTCGCCAAGACTTGTCAAGGTCAATCTCTTTGTAAAGTATCATTTGATGTCACCTAATATGTGTTTAATAACCTCAACTGTCCAACCATTACCAAGCATCTTGTATCTTTGAGTGTTGCTAACACCCTCTGTATAATTGTCTGGCACAGTCTGTAATCTTTCACATTCAAGAGGTGTTAGTTTTCTCCAGGTTAACTCTTCATCAACTACCACACTATCCTTGCCAACTGTCGTGATGGCATTTGATTTATCATCCTTGCGTAGTTCTAGCATTTGTTTAGTTTTATTAGCAACTGAGCTACCATCACGATCCATGCGCTTACCATCTTTATCGTAAGCTCTACCACGGAAAGCACCACCTGTTATTACCTTCGGCTCTGTATTGCCACCTCCACAAGCATTAAGTGTTGGCGACTTACCCTCTGGACTATACACCCTTTTGAGTATGTCGTGTCCGTTGATGTCGGCAGCTATGCCAACTTGTTTTGGTTTGGTTTTAATTTTTGTGCTGTCGGAACGAGCTAAAACTGTTGGGCTTTTACCTTCAGGCGAATAAACCCTTCTTTGCCTCTCATTATCTTTTAATATATCTCTCGGTATATCGAAAGCCTTTTTTGGTTTGGTTTCTTTAAAATAATTATATGGCACTCCTTTGTGCCAGTTTTCTGTTATGGTAAAAGACTTTTCTTTATCTGCTGTTTGCTCGTATCTATCTGCTCTTCTTGCTCCTGCTTGTTGCCATTTATCATTGCCTCTTTCCATATATTCTATTGATTTCTTACCATGATAAAATTCGTTGTTCACATCATCTTCTAATATATCTCGCAAGACAATACCTCTTTCTTCTGGTTGTTTTATATTTGGAATATTTGTCCAATAGTATCTTTGTCTTGATTGTGCTGATACCAAAGAACTATTTATTAATATAGGTTGTATGCCAAAAGTAATCTCTGGATAACACTCTGATACTTGCTGTGAAATAATATCTAGAAACTCTTTCTTCATTCTGACATTCTCTAATAAAAAATACTTAGGCTTGATTGCTTTGAGCATACGAATAAACTCAAAAAACAATGCAGACCTTGGGTCATCAAATGCTAATTGTTTGCCTGCAAATGAAAAACCTTGGCACGGACTACCACCCATAATTAAATCTACGTCTGCGAAATCTTTAGGATCTAGTTTTGTAATGTCACCAACTTGTATTGTTTCGGGAAAATTTTTTTGTGTTATCTCGATAGCATACTTATCTATTTCACTTGCATAGTAAGTGTCAACCTCTATACCTAATTGATCTAGGGCTATCTGCCCACAACTCATACCATCAAATAAACTTAATACCTTAATCGCCATTCCTTTGTTTAAACCATAATCTTGTAGCGTATCTTCTTATTATAGCAATGATAGTTATGACTATCGTTTGCACTATTGTTATAACAAAAGCGTCTGTGGTAAAAAGTAAACAGATACTTAGAGTTATGTAAACCATAGGAAAGTTTATTGCTAGTCCCAACATTGTGTCTGCTACAGATTCCTTAAAGGCTTTTTTGTCTATCTTCATTTATCTTCCCAAGGTCTTTTGGCCTTATTCTCTGCCAAGAAATACCATGTGTTCTTACCTGGCTGTTGGTAAACTTTTACAACATGCCCTAAATATTTTGTGACATAACTTACTGCATATCTACCCGCTCTCTCACCACTAGCTTGATCTGCTTCTTTCAATGCTTGTCTTGCTAATATCTCTAAGTCTTGTCTTGTGTAGAACTTATGTTTGTCCATAGCCTTTGCTACCACCTTTGCTATAGCTACTTCGTCTGGACCTTCTTTTGGTTGCACCATCTTGAAACAACCTTCTTGGTAATCAAAGTATGCGTTATGTTGTTCTGGCTCTTTAGCATTTCGAGCTTCATAAAATAATGTAATGTTTGGTTTTGTGCCTAAAAGTTTTATACCAGAGTCCATCCAACCTGCGAAGGCAGAGCCACCTCTTGCAGACATAAAAGTTAAATCGTCTGCTCTTTCTTTCCCAGTGTGGTGTGCAATGATACAAGCAACTTTGAACATTTCTATAAGTTTATCAACACGAGATAACATCTCATGCACTTCTTGGTTTGAGTTTTCTTCCCCACTAAAAAAATTAATTATTGGGTCAATCATAAGCAAGTCTGGTTTGTGATAGTCAATACTCTGTGCTATGTCATCCATGTCTGCATCTCTCATGATATTTTTTCTCAGTCTGCCTGATGCTATCAAGTTTGATTTACCAAGTTGTAAAAGTTCTTCATCGTGTTCAAAAGGTTGGTAATACATATCTACTCTGTTCTTTAGAAACTCATGTATGATTTCTGCTTGTAGCCACATCACTTTCAAGGGACGAGAAAACTGTTTGCCCATAAACTCTGTGCCTGTTGTGGCAGCAGCAGCGAAAGCCCCAAGCCAATGTGACTTTCCTATTTTAGGTTTACCAACCAACAACACCCTAGACTCTTGGAAGATGAAACAATCACCCCAATACTGTTCTATTCTACCTGCGTCCATACCTTCCCAAAAATCATTGTTGAAAGGTTTTAAACCTAGTGGGTCTTTTTGTGTTTCTGTTTTCTTTTGTTGTTCAATGGGGTCTTCTTGATCCATTATTTCTTTTAGTTCGTCTGCTAGTTTTATCTGCCACTCACTTGTTTTCCATTTGTGTATACCTGCATCAAGGTCATCTGGGTTTCTTCGCACATGTCCTGAACAGATACTGTTTACTGTTTGCATAACTTCTTCTAGTTGCATAGGTGGTTTGTTTGTTTGATTCCAGTCCAAAGCTTTTATAATTACTTCACGCAAACCCCAACCCTCTCTTATCCATTTGCCAACTAATCTAGCTAGGGTATCGTTCCTCTGTCCCTCGCCAACTCCGTCAGTTGCTAGTATTGTTGAGTTCTCTTTTGATACCTTGCCCTTGTTGTTGTAGTCGTAAATACTATTTATATCTTGCATGGAAAGTTTAGGTAAATCGCTGAAAGAACTTATCTCTTCATCTAGTTCAAGCTCATAATCATTAGATGGTTGCATCATGACATAGCCACCTTGTCCCCTTACATCTAGTCTACCTGTTGTGTTCTTTATAATATGATCTGATATAGAGTAGAAATAGTGATAACCACCTCTAGGTGTCTTTTGTTTCATGGGTGTTTTTGTTATGCCAGACTCCTCTACGAACATACAAGCGTCATAAGTATCAGCGTCCAAGACTACAAAGTTTATACCTGTGATGGCAGCCCAATTACAGTTAGGGAACTTTTGATACCAATTAGTTATGTCTGATTTGTTTGGTTTTCTTTTTATATACTCAGACCACTTTACTCTTGGGGTCTTAGCCCATTTACGAGCCAAGCCAAAATCATCTTCAAAGGGGTGTTTCTTACGAAAGTATTCTGGAATGGGGTCTCTGGTAGACCCACAAGGGATTAAATGACATCCATCAGCCCAATATTTTTTTATTAAATCTTTAGGCTTGTCGTCTTCTTTATAGCTCATCACTCACTGCGACAGGATCTTTTTGTAAATTTACTGGACCATAAATATCTTCCCAATCTAAAGCACGTCCTGTCATGCTAATGAGTTTTTTTGCTTGTTTAACTGAAGGTTGTCTTGCACCATATCGCCAAGAAATAATAGTATTTTTTGACACGTTCATTTTATCGGCTAACTCCTGCTCTCCCACTTTTTGAATATATTCTTTAAGTTTCATAGTTTTCTATATTAAATGTTTTTTACATTAAGTAAATAAATTGTTGACAAAAAGTTATTTTTATTTTTATAATTTAATAGTGGTTGAGGTAAGGCTAGTAATATTGCTGTTATCCAACGCTCTTGACAAAGTGTTTTTTGTTCTACCAGTTTAAAAAGCCAAGGGTCAAGAGACAGCCCAACACTTTATTTTTTTGGTGAGGATAAAGCGTTGCAAGATTAAGTTGTTTTTTTTTTATTATTTCCAACTTAACACCTCCTTGAAGGTTGGACATGTCTTACCGCCACATTTTGGAGATTATTATGGAAGATATAAAATTATCTAATAAAAATTTTATCGACCTGCTGAAGATGAAAAAGAAAAATTTATCTAAGCAAGCCGAACTACGAAAAGAGAGTGAGGCTCTCGATAGAGAACTCGCTACTCGTCAAGAAATTTTAGAAACTATCGGTGACTTGAATGAGTCAGGTGGATCTAAAAGAGTTAAGCTCGATGGCCTAATACCTTTAGACTTGAGAGTTCAGTATCGTGTTACCAGGTCTTGGGATCAAGAGCATATAAATAAAATCAAATCAGATGTGCCAGAGGATTTGTTTCCATTTAGAACAGAATATGTTGAGGACACAAAGAAGATTGCCTCTTTAATAGATAACAACCCAGATATTTATAATAAGGTGCAAGAGGGTTTGCAAACCAGAATAAATGAAAGACCTTACATATCTTTTGTAGAGCCAACTAAACAGAAATGATTAAATCAAAAACAAAACTATCTGATAGCATTGGCTACAGATTTCCGTATGAACACCTAGAATTTGCAGACAAGTTAGTAGACGAGTCTGCTGTTACTAATAAATATGGTGTAACTTTTAAGATGACAAGATCTGATGCCATTAGAACTATAATGGAAAAAGGTATTGAAAAAATCAAAGAGGAGAAATTAATATGAGTCTACTACAAAGCGTTCAATCAGGACTAAAAGTCCCTGCACTGAAAATAAATATTTCAGGAACTGACGGCATAGGTAAAACTACCTTTGCATCTAAAGCACCAAAACCAATCTTTATTAAGACAGAGGACGGCACTAAGTTTTTAGATGTTGATTCTTTTCCTTTGTGCAAGTCTTACGATGAAATAGTAAAGCAAGTGCAAAGCCTTTATGAAGATGAACATGAATACAAAACTTTAGTATTCGATACAACTGATTGGGCAGAGAAACTTATACATGAAAAAGTTTGTCAAAACCATTCAGTAAAATCTATCGAAGCCATAGGTTTTGGTAAGGGGTTTGTTGAGGCAGCCGAATTGTTTCACAAACTACTACGTTTATTTGATGCTCTACAAGATAAAAAGAAGATGCACATAGTCCTTTTATCACATGTAGCAATAAGAACATTCAACGACCCAGAGCGTGAGCCTTATGATCGTTGGGAAATGAACACCCACAAAAAAGTTTCGGCTTTGATTCGTGAGTGGGTTGACTTTAACTTGTTTGCAAACTACGAGGTATCAACTCGTACAAGTGGACAAGGGTTTAAAGAAACAACTCGTGCTGTGTCTTATGGCAAGCGTAAGTTGTTTCATAAATTTACGGCAGCATTTGATGCAAAATCTAGAGTGGATTTAGGCGCTATGCCTATAGACCTAGATTGGTCTGCGTTTCTTGCAGCATTTAAACAATCTTTAAAAAAGATTAAGGAAGGATAAATATTATGAGCCAAGATTTTAACTTGGATTTGACTAATGTCGAAGATGATGATTCTCCTATTGGTGCTATGCCAGCAGGTGAATATGAGTTGCAGGGTAGCACCTGGCAACACACGCAGAGTAAAGCCAGTGGCAATCGAATGATTAAAGTAGAGTTCGATGTCGTTGGACCTAATTTTTCAGGACGAAAAATCTGGGAGCATTTTATGCTCGAAGGTAATGGTCTAAATATTTCTACACAAAAGCTTAGACAGTGGAGAAGGTCTATGGGACTAGATCCAGATGTTAATGCTTTTGGTATGGAAGAATTAGAATCCATGATGAATGTTTCATTCTTAGCGAAAGTTAAAGTGGAGCCTGGTACTGAGAAAGATGATGGAACTAAATACGAAGACTCAAACAGGATAGCGTCATATATCCCTAGTGAGAAAAAGGTTGCTAGTAAGAAACCAGCAAAGACAGAGAAAAAATCAGATAGCTCTGAAAGTGCTGATGATGACGATTTTGATTGGGACGAATAATAACTCGGAGTTAAGTATTCCAGGTAGTTTCTTAGTGCTGCCTTAGTTTTAGTGTGTACTCCGAGAAGGCTTTAAAAAGATGCCTTATTTTTCAGCACACTAAAACACACTAAGACTTGGAGAAAATATGTTTAAAGATGATTTAGAAATTGATTTAAAAAATACGTTAGTGTCTGTGACAGATCTTATAATAGAGCTTGAAAAGACATATCCTATAATGCCATCTAATCTTGAAGAAAGGGTGGATAATACTAAAAACTTAATATTAAATGTAAACTATGACTATGAAACTAAAAAAGTCCAAAGGTTCTTATCTAAAATCACTGGACGCTACATGCGTAGACAGAGTAACTGAAGACCTACAAAAATGTTTAGACGAATGGGTTGCTGATGGCCAAGATGTTGAGTCTTCGATCATAGCCTTGATGAGCTTTGCATTAGATATAGGATTTCATTACTCTGAAAACCCAACTCAAGTGGTACACGCTATTAGTGCCTTGATTACAGAGAAAATGGAAAATGAAAACCTAGATGTAAATGACATGTTGAACACCTTTTATGCCGATGGGTATATAAAAGAAAATACGATTCATTGAAACTAAGATACTATCAAAGACAAGCAATAGACTCCTTACACAAATGGTTTGATACCAAAGAGCCAGGAGACAATGCTTTGATATGTTTGCCAACAGCAGCTGGTAAAACAATTATATTTTGTAACTTCATTATGGAAGTATTGCAAAAAAATCCTCAAGCTAGATTCTTGGTTATGGCACATAGAAAAGAATTAGTAGCTCAAGCAGAACAAAAACTTAAATCAGTATGGCCCAAAGCTCCTGTTGGAGTCTTGGCTGCTGGTATGAAAAGATTTGATACCGACTCACAAATACTGATAGCAAGTAGAGACACTTTAGCATCGCCTAAAAGATTAGAGGCAGTTGGTTCATTTGATTATATGATTATTGATGAGGCCCACAACATACCCCCTCAAGGTTTTACCAGATACAAAAAAATAATAAGTGCCTTGTCCCATCTTAAACCTATGCGTGTCATGGGTTGTACTGCTACCCCCTACAGAATGGGACAAGGACTTATCTATGGTGGTAGAAAAGATCATTTCTTTAAAGGTCTTGCTTACTCTGTTTCTATACCAGAACTAATTAACAAAGGCTTTCTATCTAGGCTGTCTGCTTTTGCAGTAAAAGAAGATGCAATTATAGATGCCAGTCAAGTAAAGCTTAAGTTTAAGAATGGTGACTTCAGAGAAAAAGAATTAGAAAAAGTAGCCATGATTGATGAAACTATTACTGAAATAATTTCAGATTGGCTTGAGTCAGCATATACCAAGGGCAGAACTGCTACAGTATTCTTTTGTGTTTCAGTGCTACACGCTTTGAAAATGACATCTTTTCTACAGGCTCAAGGCATAGCTGCTGCATGTGTCACAGGAGAAACACCAAAAGCAGAACGTGAACAAATACTGCAAGACTTTGAGGATGGTAAGATCCATGCCTTGTGCAATGTCGGAGTTTTAACAGAGGGTTGGGATGCTCCAAGAACAGATTGTATTGCACTGCTTAGACCAACAGAAAGTCCAGGATTGTATGTGCAAATGTGTGGTAGAGGTATGCGTTTACACCCAAACAAAGAAAACTGTTTATTACTAGACTATGGTGAGAATGTTGCCCGTCATGGATGTTTAGATGAGGTCAAGCCAGAACAAAGTTCATCTCGTTACAGGCCCAAGATATGTGCAACTTGTAATGCTGTTAATAGTCCTAGCGCCACTAGATGTTCTGAGTGTAATTCAAAGTTTGTTATTGCAAAAACAAAAACATTAGTAACGATTAAAGAAAGAAAGGCAGCTAAAAGAACAAAAGCTCAAAGACAAGCTGTGCTTTCAGACGAGAAAGCAAAATCAAAACCAAGAGTAAAAGGAGTTTCTGATATATTTGCTGTAACTAAAAAGTCTAAAAGTGGCAATGAGTATTGTTGTGTAATATTTACCTTAAAAGACGAGTTCTTTGCCAAGAAGATGGCTCTTATGTTTGGACATCCTAACGCTCACAACATGGCAGTAAGCCGTTGGCGTAAGATTGCTCCAGAGTGGACAGCCCCTAAACAACCTTGGATGGCAACAGAACTTATAAATAATGGTGCATTTGATACAATACAAGAGGTAGTCTTGAGAACAGAGGGCAGTTATGAGAACATTATCGGTATTAGAAACAAAGAGAACAAACTTATAAAGCTATGAGCATTAACAAAGTCTTTGATGATCTAGAAGAAAAAGAAAAGTTTACGCCAAGACATTACTTAGGAGTCAGTCAAATAGGTTCTGAGAATGACAGAATGCTTTGGTTTATCTTCAGATGGTCTATGCCTATAGATGTAGAGCCTAGAGTTTCTAGGTTGTTAGACCTTGGTAATTTATTAGAAGATCATTTAGTAGAAAAAATGCGCAAGATTAAAGGCGCAAAAATATATGATAAGACTAAAGATGGCAAACAGTTTGGAGCTAAAGCTTTTGGTGGCCATGTTAGTGGGCATATAGATGGCTTGGCTAAAAATATACCAGGCTTAAATCCTGACGAAACTTACTTACTAGAATTTAAAACTGCTAATGACAGAAGATTTAGTGAATTAAAAAAACTAGGTAGTTATTGTGACTGGTCTCAAGAATATAAAGCACAAGTCCATCTTTATATGGGCATGTTTAAATTAAAGAGATGTATAAGTATTGTTTATAATAAAAATAACTCTGACTTATATACCGAGATTATTGATTTTGACGAAGAGCTTTACGATTTATATTTAGAAAAAGCTAAAAGAATAGTAGAGTCACAAGAACCACCAGAAAATAGAATACCAGAAACTGATTATCGTATTAGGTCTTTTATGTCCAAAGAACAACAAGACATATATCTGGGCAAAAAACTTCCTACTAACATTAACTGTCGCAACTGTAGATTTGCACAACCAAAAACAGATGGCGAGGATCCAACTTGGTTCTGTAATAGCCACAAACGTAATTTAACTGTAGAAAGACAACTAAAAGCATGCCCTAGACATAACTTCGTCCCAGAATTGATTTCTGCTCGTTGCATAAATAAAACTGATAGTAGTGTGGAATATAAGCACGAAGATATAACTATCATTAATAGTTCAGAGAAAATTAGTGGCAAAACACCTAATAATTATTCGAGCAAAGAATTAATACATATAGTTAACAATAATTATCCAAGGTCTGTTATTGATAATCTTAATGAAATGAAAACAGGTTCTATGAAAA